TGCGTGGACGTGGTGACCACAAGCAAAGCAGTGTTGGTGTCCATCGTCAAAGAGTGAATTAGCATCTGAGCTACCACACTTCTCACAAGGAATATGTTTTAAAAATACTGACATAAAGAACTTTCTCGGTGTATAATTTTCTAAAGAGCCTTATAAGTCTTACAAGCTATGAACTCTCAAAGTTTAAAAGACTTACAAGATTCTTTAAGACTTATTACAAATATAACTATTACTATTAAGAGTATTATCATCTTAGTACTCATCATCTGAGTAGTCATCTAGATAGATATCTAAGTCATCAACATCTTCACTGCTTAGTAAATCTACTCTGTCTTTGTACATAATATCATCTTTTACTGACTTCAAACATCTCAAACAAATATCTAAGTAATCGTTAGTGTTCACTGACTTAAGGGTACTTTCATAGTCAGTCAGTAATGTGTCACAGCAATAGCATCTCATGCTAACTCCCAATAGGGTTTAAATCGATTTAAAGGGGCTTTAGAGCCTTGTTCTACTACTGGGTGATACCTATGCCTCATCTTCATCTTTAAAGCCTCCTAGAGCTTCTCCTGAAACATTGTCACAATCCCAAACTACATACTCACAATCCATTTCTTCAGGGGCGTAAGTGCTTGCTCTGTCAGATTCAGGCATCGTCATCAAGGAAAGAGTCTCTTGAATCAGATTGTGTTGTATAATATACTTCATAGTAATCTCTAAATGCCTTTGCTAGTTTACGCCATGTGGGAAGGTTAGTTTCTCCTACTTCACCCTCGTATAATGCTGGAGCAATCTCTCCCTTGTTTAATATTGCAATCAATTCTGCATCAGTCATAATAATTCTCCGTTATCTAAAAATTCATCCAGTTTAGTATGTAGCCATTCTCTATTCATCTCTCCAGTAGTTTTACCATTAACTGTTTTAAGTTGTCCGTTAAGCCAATCATTAAATACTTCTTTTTTCTTTATAAATAAACAATCAGCTTCTTTAGGAGCAGAAACAGTTATACCTACTTCTCCTTTATACATACCTGCGATAGAGTCTTTAGTAATACTTTTATCATAATAAGCAACTCCAGCATTGAACCCTTCAGAATACTCTTTAGTTTTCCATCCTAGTCCATCTTCTCTGGTATCAGTCATAATAATGTTCTCTTAATATACCTCTGTTAATAAAAATCTTTCTTAACTTCATTAAAGCTCTTTTCTCAATTTCCCATACCGCCTGAAATGAAATACCCATCTCATCTGCTATTTCTTGGTAAGTATAAATCTCAGTCATCTTAAATACAATCCACGTCAAAGCCTAAAGCTAGTAATCTTTTACGCATCTTCATCAAGGCTTGCTTTTCAATAAACATGACCCCTGCGTGCGTAATGCCTAGTTCTTTTGCTATCTCTTGGTATGTCATCTTATTCTCCCATCCCTTTACAGTAACGAAGTAAACTAATTACGGTATCAATGCACGAAGTCACCGCAAAGATAATTAAAAGCATTTCTTCCTTGTCCATTGTATCACGCACCGCAGTAGTAGTCTTTTTTCATGTCTTCCTCAATGGCTTTATCTAGCATATCACCATCAAGCCATTCAAAGCTAGACATATTACCATTACATAGCACAACTGCGGGAGCCATAGCGTCATGTGGTGCGTGACAGGCACTATTGCGTAGATGACGATACATTTCAGCATGCTTAAAGTTTTCCTTGTTATCCATCATATAAGACAACAACGAAGCTCTATTATCTTCTTGGACTTCTAAGGCATCGCATAGCTGATTGATGAGGTTAGCTGTTACAACATAGTCATCATTCAATGCGTAAGCCCTAGCCTTGCGTATGAGGTTCTCAGTCATCATTTATATCTGCCTCCATTGTTGTTGCTAAATGTTCTGCAATATCTTGTAAGCCTAATTGAGCACCATAATAATAATTAAACACTGAAAATTCACTAGCATTAGCAGAAGGGCAAATGGTAAGCAAGTAATCATAAATTTCTTTTTTTAGCAACGCCTGAGTCTGTTCTTTATGATATTGCTCATAAGATTTAATTTTAGATTCATCAATTTTAATCTCACCTTCGAGTACTATTTCAAATCCAAAACCTTTACGCTTAATCTTTATTTTCTTCATTTTACTTTCTCCGATTGCTTAAACATATTTAATACATCAAGGATAACTACACCCTCGCCCCTGACCTTCATTTGCTTGACAATATCTACCAAGTCAAAGTGATACTCTGCTTCCTCCCATGCGTAACGGGCTTCCTCGCTGGTCATCTCTTGTAAGTTATTCATAATGGATTATCCTCATAGTATTTTCTAGCAATGAACAAAGCTGTATTGTACCAGTAAGCATTAACACGGTGAACAATGTCTAAAGGTGCATGGCTTGGTGTTGGGTAATCCATTTCATCGTAACCGCATTCGCTTAAGCCTTCGCCCCAATGCGTAGCAGGATTACAACTAGCTTGCAATAATTCTTGTGCATAGCTCTCTATCGCTTCTTCTTCAATCTCAGCGTCAGCGTAAGTGTCATCTGGTTCGTAGTATCTATTACCGTATAAACTCATTTTAAGCCTCGTCTATGTTATCTAAATCAATTATAAGGTGTAAGCCATTTACTTCGATTGTACAACCACTTGCTGAGTATTTAGCACCATTAGAAAAGATGTGGGTAAGTGTAGTCTCTGGAAAATTCTCATCAAGCCATTCTATGAGTAAGTCCTTAGTGTTAAAAAATATATCGTGTTTCATTGTTTAGCCTCTTGTTGTTTATTTGAAAAGTAGCACACTATTGCAATTATAACTAAGAACAACGCCCATAAAGGATACTCACCAGCCAACCAAATAGCACCAACGAACAACGCTAAGATAAATAGAAAAGCTCCTACTTGAATAATAAATGGTAAACATACCAAGAACAACAGAGCCAATAAGATACCGCCTGCAATCTCAATCATGGTAAAACCTCCAATAGTTCGTAAGCTAAAAGACTCTCGCCAGTTTCTAAGGCTTGTTCGATAATTTCATAGATGAAATCACTATGCTTAATGGAATCATCTTTCAATTCTATGTCTAGGATTATTTTGAATGTTTTCATAATTAAATTCCCTCGATAAGTTGTAATCTTCTGCCTTTATGAGATGTAAACCTTTTAAGCATCTCACAAGCCTTATCATGTGCCATTGCATACTTAGTCATAAATACGCTATTGCCTGTTTTTTCGTTAATTGCTACAATGTGGTAAGTTTTCATGTTAAGCCTCTTCACTTTCTCTTTGCATTGCTTCATTTTCAATATAGTGTTTAGCAATCTCAGTCCAATTAACTTCACGCATAGAAGCGTTCAATACATCAGAATAGAAACTTGCTGGTAATTCTGGCTGATTCTCTTCAAAAATGTCACGAATACGCTCACCAAGGATATAAGCCATTTTGTCGTGGTCTTCATAACTGCTGAATAAATCACAAGCAATCATTGCACATTGCTCAGATAACTGCCATTCGTTATCAATCCACAGATTAGCGTTCCAAGTTTCGTAGTTAGACCAGCCGTTATATGTATTATTCATTTTGTTTAATCTTTTAATTTAGTTTATGTTTAATTCTTAAAGAATGTGTAAGTTAGTTAACTGCCATACTGCCAAGCATACTGCAAATACTGCAACGGTAATGATAAGGGCTTTTAAGTTAGTCATGCTTATTTACCCTCATTTGCTTTATTGGATAATTCTCTTAATTGGGATAATGCTGTATTTCTGTAAACTGTTAAGCATACACGCCTAGCCATTACTAAATCATTAGTAGTATATAAACCTGAAGAGTTACTTCCTAAGTATTTACTGTAATCCACAATATTAGGCAAGCCCTCAGACGCTTTTGCTACCAAGTCAGAATGGGTGATTATAGTCATGATGTTTTATTCCTTGTTTGTTTGTATAACTCTAATTTATTAGGATTGTAAGGGCTTGTCTATTAGGACAAACCCTAGGTTTTACAATTAAAACCATTGTTTTTTGTTTAAAATGTAACCTACTAAGAAAGAAGCTACCAAGGCTACTACATAAGAAAGTGTAAGTGTTAACATTTTATTTCCTTTTGGTTTGTTGTTGTTTGCTGCTATAACTACAATTTAGTCCTTATTTCAAGTAAAAACTATTAGGACAAACCCTTAGTTGCAAACAAACAACAGAAGGGAATTAACGGAGATAACTGGGCAGATAACGGGGGAGGAATACAGATGGATAACTATATAACTAATAGTCATACTGAATAGGTAAAACCTTATCAATAGTGATATAGGTATGAATGGGGTCAGGAGCTTGTAAGTCTTTGATTAGTAATGCTAGGTTATAACTCATCAATAAAACAGATAGATTTCTCCTTAGTTATCAACTATTTAGATAAGCCTTAGCAGGTGAGCAGACATAGCCCTAGGGAGTGGCTGGGGAGATTCCCTTGGGAGTTCTAGGGCGTGGGAGGGTCAAAAAGAATTACTCTAAAGTTTTTA